AGGTTCCGACTTTGTTGCCGTTCAAGTCACGGATCGGATGGCTGCCGAAATTGTCTTCGGTGATATCCGAAATGTCGTTAGCAATAATCTTGATGATGCGGGAAATCTCTGCGGCCGGGTCATCTTCAAGCGCCGCGTTGCCGCTGCTTATATCGATTTCAAACTGAACTTTCATTTATCGTACTCCGGTTTGGTTTGGTTGGGCCGAAGCCCCCGAATTCAAGTAAATTATACAAAGTAATTAATTATTGCCGAAACAAACTCTTACTGCTAACTGATAGCAGTCTCCTTTTTCCAATTGAGACAAAAAGACCCGAGGGTGCGCAATGGAAGCATGCACTCGCGGGTCTTTTTAGTTTGGGTAAAGCTGCTGAAGCGCTGCAATCCCTTTAGCCAGAATAGCCTCCGGGTCTTTCTTCATTCCCAAATACATTTTCGGGTTCACATAAGCGCTCCAAGCGCGTTGGATATCCACCTTAGATACTCCCAACATTCTGAAGTCTTTTGCGATTCTCAGCGCGTCGATATCCCGGCCATCACGTAAAGCTTGCACACACTTCGATGTTTTCGTTACACTGATATGGCGGGTGACGGTCAAAGGGCTTCGTCCAGTTGTTTCTTCGGTCGGTTCGATTCCGGCGCCCCGCTCCACACTCATAACTTAAACGACTGTTGAGGGTCAGGAACGCAGCATTTGCCGTGAGCGGTAGCGTTCCATTCGTCAACTTCAATGCCGGTTTCTTCCATGATCCAATTCGCAACCATTGTCCGATGACACCAATTCGTCGCATGTAAAGGGGTTTTCTCGAAGCAAAGCAAAACTGGGTTGTGACCCTTAGCCAAACCGAACAAATCGGTGATGACTTTGCCGGGATCTAATATTCCCAAAACCTCCGCGCGAAACCGAACTTCGTATGACGCCATTGTTTTAGAGGTCTTGAGAATTGACCACGTTGGGGCTAATGATTTGTAAGTTGCGTACTCGCCAGCCCCGAACTTTGGATTACCCTGACTAATGCCGATGCGACCCGGACCTTTGTATTCTGTCCAACTCGATGTGTAGATTGATGCCATGTCGTTTCCTTTTTCCAATAAGGAAATCATATGCGGTTTACCGTCTATAGCAAGTGTAAGTGCCTGCAAATAAACATAAAAAGGAAACTCGATGTTTTTAGGCGTTGTTCCGACCGAATGTATCAAGCAAATCTTTCATGTAATGGGTATGGAAAATTGGGAAAACGCCCACGTGGCAACAATAGAAGCCTTCAGGCTCGTATTTGACACAATCGTTAAGGTGAAGGAACATCGAAACATTCAGAACTCAGCTGTTGCACTACTCGCTATGGCAGAAATGGCCGATTTGTACTTAAAACAAAGGGAAAACGACGAAGTTATAGAATAAAAAGTCGCAATCGCAATCATATTGGACACTCACGCGGGAAAGATTAGAAAATGGCCCCACCGAACAAACTCACTGTCGCTCTGGTGACAACTGCTCTCGAAAACGCAGGCGGCATTATCACCGCCACTGCACTTCAGTTAGGCGTCAATCGGGGCAGCATTTACAACTTCATGAAATCGCACCCCGAGATTAAAGAAATTCGCGCGGATATTAGCGAACAGCTTCTTGATCTTGCCGAGGGCCAAATATTCAAACTGGTCAAAGCTGGTGATCCACAGACCTGCCGCTGGTTTTTGGAGCGCATGGGCAAGCTTCGCGGGTGGAGCCCACATCACACGATTTCAGGACCGGGCGGCAAACCCATTGAGGGCTCATTCACGCTTGATTTCGAAAACTTGTCTGTTGATGACCTGAAAGTGCTACACAGGGCTGCTAAAGCTGCTGTTGAAAGCGGAACCGATGAAGACGATAACGACATCTGATTTTCTAGAAATCGAGCGCAGAATTTCAAAAAACAGTCTGATCGACTTTCTTCGGCTTGCTTGGGACGTGGTTGAGCCTGATGCGTATGTTCATGGTTGGCACATGGACGCGCTTTGTGAGCATCTTGATGCGTGTGTCTCCGGGCAAATCAACAGACTTTTGATCAACATTCCACCGGGCACGTCGAAATCCACCACAACTTCAGTATTTCTTCCTGCGTATTTGTGGGGACCGAAGAAATGGCCTTCCGCCAAATTCATCGGCGCCAGTTACGAATCCGGCCTTGCGACACGTGATAACCGGAAAACACGCAACCTGATCGAAAGTGACTGGTATCAACAGCGCTGGCCGATCCGTATGAAGAAAGACGAGAACCAGAAGACCTCGTTTGAAAACTCCAAGGGGGGCTTCAGGCAGAGTAGCAGTGTTGCGGGTATGACAGGTAAGCGCGGCAACTTTATCGTCTGGGACGACCCACTGAACCCTTCTCAGGCTGACAGTGACGTTGAGCGCGACGGTGCAAACAAGATATTCTCGGAAACTTTACCGACACGTCTAACCGATCCAATAAATTCGGTCATCATCATCATCATGCAGCGCCTGCACCAAAATGACGTAAGCGGATACCTTCTGGCCGAAGACTACGGATATGAGCATCTAATGCTGCCAATGGAGTTTGAGCCCGACCGTAAGTGCTATACGAGCATAGGTTTCGAAGATCCGCGCACCAAAGAAGGCGAGTTGCTTTTTGAAAAGCGCTTCCCGCGTTCTGTCGTAGATCGGGATAAGAAAGTGCTTGGCTCATACGCCACTGCCGGCCAATACCAGCAATCACCAACGCCACGCGGCGGTGCGATGTTCAAGGAAAGCGATTTCGAGATTGTTAACGCATCGCCGGCCGACTGTGTGTGGGTTAGAGGTTGGGACTTCGCAGCCACAGATGAAAAAGAAGATAAAAACGCTGCCTTCACTGCTGGGACGCTTATTGGCAGATCGGTTTCAAATAGAATGTTCTACATTCAGGACGTCGTGAAGGGCCAGCTGTCGCCAGACAAAGCGGAAACTTTGATGAAAAATACTGCAAGAAGCGATGTTGAGACGTTCGGAAAGGTCCGCGGCTCTGGTCCACAAGACCCCGGATCAGCAGGCAAGGCTCAAGTGAAATATCTAAGCCAGCAGCTGGCTGAGTTTGATTATCATTTCTCGCCAGAAACCGGCAGCAAGATTGCGCGCGCAGATCCGATGGCTGCACAGGCTGAAGCCGGGAACATCAAAATCGTTCGCGGCGAATGGAACCGGGAATATCTGGACGAACTAATCGTGTTTCCTGTAGGTAAGCTAAAAGATCAAGTTGACGCCAGCACCAGAGCCTTTAACGAATTAGTCGCAAAGCCGAAACCTTTCACATGGAATGTTGGCGGCCAAGATATAGCTGGAGTAGAATAATATGGAAATTGGCAGACCACAGGGCGCGGATCGCGTTCACGGTAAATCTCAGGGCTACAATGGCCTTCCGGTGCGGCATGAAGTTATTAACTGCCCGGTAAACGGTCCAAGCACTCCACGGATGACAACCGCGTGGATTCCGAATATGGAAGAACTGCAAGCGCTTTTGAACGGCGCAAGCATATATGTTTCAATTCTCGGCAGCACACCGCCACCAATGTTAGTCTCAGTCGGACCCGAACCCGCAAAAATTTAAGGACAGGCAATGCGTCTTCGTGATCGATTTGCAGGACTATTCGAAAGAAAAGAGTCCCAAGCTGGGCGCGTCATATCTCAATACAATGTCGGTGTTCCAATATGGAGCGAACGAAATTTCGCTAATTTCGCTGACGAGGCATATGTCAAAAACGCTGTCGCATTCCATTGCTCAAAACTGATCTTCACAGCTGCTGCCTCTGTTCCGTGGGTGTTGACTGAGGGGCGAGGCAAAAACACCAAAGAGATCGAGGAACACCTGCTGCTCGATCTGCTGCACCGACCAAACCCAACGAATTCAGGCTCGTCGCTCATGGAAAATTTTTATGCGTTCCTGTTGTTGGCCGGTAACACATACTTAGAAAGCGTCGGCCCGGATGGCAAAGCGCCGCTTGAACTTTGGTCGCTACGTCCAGACCGAATGAAGGTCATACCCGGCAGTCACGGTATGCCAAAGGGCTATGTTTATGGCCTTGGCGCTGAAGCCAAAACTTGGCCTGTCGATTTCATGAGTGGTCAGTCTGAAATCCTGCACGTCAAAGACTTTCACCCGACCGATGATTGGTATGGCCTGTCGCGTGTAGAACCGGGCGCATTCGGTATTGATCGCCATAATGCCGCATCAGCCCACAACAAAGCGCTGCTCGACAACGGTGCGCGCCCTACCGGGGCCTTGGTGTTCGAGCCTATCAAAAAGTCAGACGGATCGATTGAATCCGCACCGCAGTCAGTTATTGACTTGGCTGGGAAAGAACTTCTGAAAAGAACCGGCTCTGCAAACGCGGGTCGACCACACGTATTCGGCGGCAATGTCAAATGGCACGAAATGGGTATCAGCCCGCGTGATATGGACTTTAGCAACGGCAAAGACGACGCAGCACGTGATATCTGTCTCGCATGGGGTGTCCCACACATTTTGGTTGTTCCGGGCGGCGCTACTTACAACAACATCAAAGAAGCCAAGCTGGAACTTTGGGAAAACACTGTGCTGCCATTGCTTGATCGTGGCATGGATGAAATCAACAAATGGCTGCCAGGGAAGTTTGATGATAAATTAACGCTCGGCACCGACCTTGACGCTATCCCCGCTCTTGAGCCTCGCCGGGAAAGCAAGCGAAAATCAACAATGGAACTGGTCGACAAAGGACTGATTTCCATTGATGAGGGCCGCGAAGACTTGGGTTATGAGCCCTTCGATGATGATCAGGTTAAGATTTTCGATGCGGCAAAGCTAAAGTCGCTTGTGGAGACAATCGAGAAACTCGGCTATGACCCACTTTACCGCTATGCGAAGTCTGTTGGTCTTTTGGGGAAAGGCGTGACAATTGAACATCTTATTGCGCTAACCACCGAAGATGACCTACAAGACGAAGAAGATGTTCTCTTGGCCGAACTCGATGAGAGCGAAAAAGACCCAAAAAAGCCAGCAAAAAAGTAGGTTCGGAATGAGCAAACTACATAAAAAAAAGACACACTTTTCAAAAGGTGATTTTGGTAGTCTTCTTGAGTTTGACGCCAAAGCACTTTCTGACAAGGGCGAGTTCGAGGGATACGCATCTACTTTCGGTGTGGTCGATCAGGGCAACGATATGGTCGTCGCCGGCGCCTATACTGAAACACTCCGGGCTCGACCTGCCGCGAAGATAAAAATGCTCATGCACCACGACCGGCACCGCCCGGTAGGGGTTTGGACTGAAGCCTCTCAAGACAGCACAGGGCTTCACGTGCGCGGCCAGTTGCTGCTGAAAACTGATGATGGCCGTAACGCATATGAATTCATCAAAGCAGGCGCGCTAGATGGCCTTTCAATCGGCTATCGGACCGAGGAATGGTCCCTTGATGAAGTGACCGGCGTCCGCTCTCTGATTAAGGTCGATCTGCGGGAAGTGTCCGTCGTCACATTTCCAATGGAAGTAAATTCTCTGATCAACGGCGTTAAGAACTTCGCCGAAAAGATCAAAACGATACGAGATTTTGAAGCCGCCCTTCGGGATGAATGGGGTTTCTCAAACGCTCAAGCAAAAGCAATCGCTTCGGGCGGATACAAGTCGCTGGATTCTCGGGATGAGAACGGTGCGGAGGATGAAGAACTTACTGAAATCCTCAAGCAAGCTGCGGGCATGTTCCGCTAAACGTAATCCTGAGAAGGAACTGTAAAAATGAAAAAACTATTTATGGCCACATCGGCCTTGTCGTCGGTCGCTTTGCTAAGTGCTTCCGGCATGGGTGGCGGGGCTTCCGTCCTCGAAACCAAAGAAGAGGGTGGGCCAAAGCCTGCCGAAGTCAAAACGCCAGACGAGGGCGTAAAGGCTATTCGCGAATTCATGGGCGGCTGGGAAGAGTTCAAAAAAACGAACGATTTGCGCCTCTCTGAAATCGAGAAAAAAGGCACTGCCGATCCTCTGCATGACGAAAAGCTTGCCAACATCGAAATCACGCTCGGTAAGTTCGAAAAGCAGAACGAAGAAATCACAATGCTGAAAGGCAAATCTGAGGCGCTCGAAAATCTGCAAAAAGAATTCGACATGCTCCAGACTGTCGTCAAGCGGGCTGGCCTGAAGACTGTTGAAACCACCGAAGATCGTGTGAGCGATTGGGGTAAAGCTGTCGTGTTCGCCGTTACGCATGGCGTTCAGAATTTGGACGAAAAGCAGCAAAAAGCGATTGCCGAAATCACTGCTGAATATAAGGCTTTGAATGTTGGCACCGACACCGCTGGCGGCTATCTCGCTCCGATGGAACTTGTGCGTGAGATTATCAAAGGCGCAACGGAAATCAGCCCGGTTCGCTCTCTTGCGCGTGTGCGCAACACGTCTGCAAAGGCTATTCAGATCCCGAAACGCACCGGCCAGTTCGCCGCGCAATGGGTTTCTGAGCAGGGAACCAAAGGCGAAACCACAGGACTTTCTTATGGTCTGGTCGAAATCCCAACGCACGAATTCTATGCGTTGATCGATATCTCGAACCAGATGCTGGAAGACTCCGCCTTCAACATGAGCGCGGAAATCGCTGAAGAGTCTGCCGAGCAGTTCGCTCTTGCTGAAGGCGCTGCCTTTGTGAACGGCACAGGCGTCGGTCAACCAGAGGGCTTCATGGTCAACGGTTCTGTTGGTGAAACCGTTTCTGGTGCAGCAGCTGCGATAACAGGCGATGGTCTGCTTTCGCTGAAGTACGCGCTTAAAACTGCGTACACGCGCAATGCGAACTTCTTGCTGAATCGGACGTCTCTTGGTTCTGTTCGCAAGTTGAAAACCACTGACCTTCAGTATATCTGGATGCCCGGTTTGGCTCAGGGCCGCCCCAACACTCTTGACGGTGATCCATATGTCGAAGTGCCTGATATGCCGAATGAAGGTGCTGGCCTCTACCCTGTCGCTTACGGTGACTTCCGCCGTGGTTATGTTTGGGTGGATCGCATCCAAATGGAAATGTTGCGTGACCCCTATACGCAGGCGACGTCGGGCAATATCCGCAACATCATGCGGAAGCGCGTCGGTGGTCAGGTTTCTTTGCCTGAAGCTATCCGCAAGCTGAAATGCTCAACCTAACGAGAACGTAGCCCTGCCTTCGGGCGGGGCTTTTCCACAAACTTAATCGGAGAAATCAAATGAAAGACCTAAACTCCAGTGTAAATGTTCTCGTCGCGATTGAACCAGTCGCTATCGGAACCACAGGCACTGGCAAAACCTCTGCCGCTCTTGGCCTCGCTGGTTACGAATCGGCACTACTCTCGATCAATTATGGCGCTGTCACCGCGACCGCAGCCGTATTCACTGCCTTGCTGACTGAGGGGGACACGACCAACGGTTCGTTTACCTCTGTGGCTGACATTGATCTTATCGGCACCGAAGCCGCTGCGGGCCTTGCCGCTGCTGCTCGCGTTGACGGTTCGACCGAAAAAGTCTCCACAAAACTCGGCTACAAGGGCGCAAAGGCGTATGTCAAACTGAAGGTTTCCAGCACCACGACTGCCGGTACACCAATCAGCGCAACACTTTTGCGTTCCAATGCGCGTGAACAGCCTGTAAGCTAAGACTGTCCTCGATACACTGCACTAACGGATCGCAGCGCCTTCGGGCCTGCGGTCTTTTTTTTGAACCCCGAACAAAAGAGAAACCCAATGTCAGACCTCATGAGCGGTGAACGTCAAGTTGCCACGACTCCAGAATCTATTCGCAAAGACCATGTTGAGCGCTACAAATTCGCCAAAAAGATAGTACCGATGCACGGCAGTGTTTTGGATTTTGGCTGTGGCGTGGGGTACGGGGCTGAAGTTCTAAACCTTAATCCACGGTCCGATTATGTGGGAATAGATAAGTCGACTGATGCTGTTCTCTATGCCAGAAAAAACTATGGATCATCTGGCATTTTCGAATGCGGATCACTGGCGACACTATGTGCAAATAAGGGCAGTCATAAGTTCGATCTTGGCATAGCTTTCGAAATTATTGAACATATCGAAAATCCATTGCCGGTTTTAATCGAAATGGCCCGCCTTTGCAGAATGGTGGTTGTCTCTGTTCCGAACGAAACTGAATTCCCATATGTGGGCTACAAGTTTCATTTTCGGCATTACACCTGGGAAGAATTGCTCAATTTGATGGAACAAGCCGGTTTTGAATTAATCTCAGGGTGGGGGCAAGAAGGGACCGATTCCGTCGTGACCACAGGGCATTTCGGGCGAACGATTGTCGGCATTTTCCGGTCGATTGAAAATGCTGTCATCGATCCAGAGGGTGAAGAAACTGAAACGCCGGCACCGCAGAAAATCACAAACGTTTATGTTCCTGAAATGATCGCACCAAAACACGTTGCCATTCTAGGGCTTGGCCCATCGATTGATCGATATCTTGATTATGTGAAACGCATGGGCGGGCGTCATGAGTTCGCTGATGAAATCTGGGGCATTAACGGCCTTGGCGACGTCTTCAAATGCGACAAGATTTTCCACATGGACGATATGGAAATGCAAGAGCGCCGCGCTGAAGCCGCGCCTGATGGCAATATCGCAGCAATAGTTCACTGGATGCGATCAAACACGGTACCGGTCTACACAAGCCGCGTTGTGGATGGGTATGCCAATCACGTAGCCTTCCCGCTGGAAGAGGTCGTGAATGATGTGGGGCGCGCTTATTTCAATTCGACCGCGGCCTATGCCATTGCTTACGCCATTTACCTCAAGGTTGAAACAATCAGCATCTTCGGTTTTGATTTTACATATCCGGGCGCACACAAGGCCGAAAAGGGACGCGCGTGTGTTGAGTTTTGGCTTGGTGTCGCCAGCGAACGTGGCATTCTGGTGCAACTGCCAGACAACACAAGCCTTCTCGATATGGCTGAAGGTGACGAAAGCGGACTGTACGGCTACGATGGGTTGTCCGTGACTTTCTCACATAAAGACGATAAGACGTCTCTCATATTTGAACCAAAAGCCTTGCCAACGGCGGGTCAAATCGAACAAAGATATGACCATGCTAAACACCCAAACCCGCTCATGAGCAAATAAGGAGAAGTCGAAAGTGAAATACAGAGTTTTGAAAACTTTCAAGTATGCTGGCGCATCTGGCGAAGAGGTCGCTGAAGTTGGCGACGAGGATTTTGAATTCCCACCTCAGATTAATCCACACGGCCTTGTCGTCGAAGGCTACCTTGAAACTGCCGATGGAAAGAAAGACGCTGGCAACTCGGCCGAAAATAAGGATGCCGGGGATGCCGTTTCAAACAAAGCAGATGCTGGCGCCGATGAAACAAAAGAAACGCCAGACGCTGAAAAAGATAAAGCTGAAGCTGGCGCACAAACTCAAGCGGCTGGAAAAGAGAAACCAAAGGACGACGAGAAGGTTTCTCAGCCGAAATCCAAGTAAGGACTGATCGATGACTGCGAAATTGTTGCATCTGGAAGTGAGCGAAGGCGAGGATTGGTCTAAGGCTTACACCTATCCAGATGCAGCGTCACCGCTCGATCTTTCGAACCATACCGCGCGCATGGCTGTTCGCATTGGCGTCGGGCAAGCGCTTCAGGCGTATTTCTCAACCGGATCTGACGCGAACGGGGGCACAATTGCCCTTGGCGGCGCGAACGGCGTTATCACAATGTCGATGACAGCCGCGCAATCTGACAATCTTGTCGGTGATATCGATCTGCAAAGCCTCATTGCTGGCAAAACGCACCAGCGCACTGAGGTTTTCGATTATGATCTGGAAATTATCGACGCATCCGGGGCAGTCACACGCGCGCTGCAAGGCAAGCTGCTGGTCAATAGGGGCATTACGCGATGAGTTTAATTGTTGAAGATGGCAGCGGTGTTTCTGGTGCTGAATCTTACGCTTCCGAAGCCGAGGGCACGACTTACTGGGGCAACAGAACGCATAGCGCATTTTATACTGCATGGAATGCCGCGACGTCCGCTGTCCGCGAGGGCTCTTTGCGCGAAGCCTCTGACTTTATCGACGGAAAATACGGCAAATATTACCTTGGGCTCCGCGCTTCCGGTGTTCAGGGGCTTCAATGGCCTCGTTCCGGGGCTGTGGACAGCGCTGGCTTCCCATTGGACGTTTTGCCTAGTGAGTTAGTTAAAGCGACCCTAGAACTCGCAGGGCGGGCTATTTCAGCGCGTTTGGCCCCTGATGCGGCAAGGGGTGGCAAGATCAAATCAGTCGGCGCTGGTCCTGCAAAGGTGGAATTCGAAGCCGGGGCAACCTCTGACAAAACTTTTGGCGTCGTTTCTGAGACGTTAGCGCCAATCCTGAACGGCAATCAAGATTCCGACAATGGCTGGAACTGGTGGTGATTCTTGGCGTCAAAGATTGACAAGGCTCTTCTCGCCTCGGCTGAAAAGTCCGAAAAGGAAATCAACAAAGCATTTATGAAAACCGTTCGCGATTTGCAGCTGCGCATTCCTGTGCGAGAAGTAGCAAAAGCGATAAATGAGGGCCGAACAGATATCGCCCTTGAAATGGTTGCTGTAGATCCGTCATTCTTTTCACCTTGGGAAATCGCAGTGACTGCGGCTTACACTGGCGCGGGCATGACCTTTATTGCAGCGCTGCCGGGGCAAAAGGCCACGCTCGGCAAACTTAGTTTCTCTCTGCGCTTCCCGCGTGTGGCGCAATGGCTGAATGATCGGCTTGGCAATTTCATCACCAGATTTTCAGATGAGCAAAGGTCGATTGCGGCGCGCGCCATAAATCACGGACTTTCTCAAGGCAAAACTCCACAAACAATCGCGCTGGAACTCGCCGGCCGCATAAGCCCACTTTCAAAGCTGCGTGAGGGCGGGCTTCTCGGTTTGTCTTCTTGGCAGAGTGACAACTACTTGAACGCGGTTGATGAACTGACCAGCGGAAATCCTGCATTAATGAGGAATTATCTGAAGCGCAGTTTGCGCAACAAGGTCTTCGATAGCCAAGTGCGCAGGGCGATTGAAGCAGCAAAGCCAATCAATCCGACCAAGGCCGCGCAGATTGTCGGCAAGTATTCAAACCGTATGCTGAAATATCGCGCTGCCGCCATCACGTACCATGAAACAACCGTTGCCGTGAGTGCTGGTAAGCGTGAGGCAATGCGCCAAATCATCGAAAACGGATCGGTCACACAGGAACAAATAAAGCGCAAATGGAATTCGCGCGGTGACGGTCGCGTAAGGGATACTCACGCCTCAATGAACGGGCAAACGGTCTTGGGATTAGAGGAACCTTTCGTCTCTCCCAGTGGCGCAAGATTGATGTATCCACACGACACTAGCCTTGGCGCACCAGCCGCTGAAGTTGCTAACTGTCGGTGCCGAGAAGAAGTTTCCGTTGTGCTAACGCCAGCTGCGGGCGTACAACGTTTCACAATTACTGAACGATATGCTCCGTCGCCATCCGTGCAAAGGCTCTTACCGTGAACATCGCAGAAATCGCAGAACTAGCTTTCGACGCCATCGAGGAATCAATCGAAGGTGTCGTTCACGTCTGCGTTATGGAATATGATCTGCGCGGAACTTATGACGCGGACACGCTGAAATATCTCAAACGCCCGATCAAAGAAACTGGCCGCGCTATGGTGACGACAGCCAAGGCCGTAAAGTCTACATTTCCACCATTTACTCAGGGGCCGCACGACGCATTCGTTATTTTGGAACGATTCACGTCAGTGCCGGAAGTCAATCATCGCATCACTTTCAATGGTCGCACCCGCACAATCAAAGCCATCGGCGACATTATGGAAGCGGGTAGCTTTTTTGAGGTGGTCGCAGGATGACCCGGCAATCAAACCAATTCGCCATTGAACTCGATAAAGACTACGAAAACGAAGTTGAGGGCGGGCTCTTGGCTTTCAAACACAAGATTGCAGAGCATGCTTTGCGCAGTTTTGACGATAAAATGCCGGTCGATACCGGGCGGGCGCGCGCAAACGATATTGTTTCCGTCGGATCACCAGATTACACGTGGTTCGAGTTTTACGACAAAACCAGCGACCAAACGCTCAACCGCGGCCTTGCTGTCATTCGCGCAGACAAAGACGCATTTTCGATTATGCACATTCAAAACAATGTGGAATATATCGAGGCGCTCGAAAGCGGTCACTCAGGACAAGCGCCTCTCGGAATTGTCGGCCTTACTGTCTCAGAAATTCAGGTGTTATTCGGATGACCACAAGCGCAGAGCAAATCCTGATGATCGCCCCCATAATCACTGCAAAACCGTCTGGTGTGGATCTCGGGTTGCCGGAACAAGAATTTACAATCGCTGCCCCATCCATCCAAATGTTCATCAATTACGGGCAGTCATTTCAGGTATCGATAGGGTCGCCCGGAACAAACCTGACGCGCACGCCCGGCATTATGATTTTCACCATAAGCGTGGCTCCAAATGAGGGAACGTCGGAAGCAAACGGATATGCGGACACGATAAAAACGGCATACATGAATCAGAAACTTGGGACTTGTCATTGCAAAATTCCGTATAAACAGACTAGAAAACAAGATGGAACGTTCTACTCCCTGAACGTGGTTGTTCCATTCCACATTGACGCATTCGAAGCGTAACACACAGGAGAGTCACCAATGACTATTGCAGAAGCCGACGGTGTGCGCCTCGCGTACATTGCAGAAGTAACAGCCGGAACAACACCCGCAACGCCAGCTTGGCAGACTTTGCGGATCACCGGCGAAAGCATCAAAGCCCAAAAACTCACAGTCGCATCGAATGAAATCCGTGCTGACAAAAACGTCGCTGACAGCATTCACGTTGGCGATAATGTGAACGGCGGCTGGACTGGCGAACTGTCTTACGGAACGTATGACGCTCTGCTCGCCGGTCTTTTCCGGTCCACATGGGCTGCCGATGTTTTGAAAAACGGCGTCACACCTGTGTCGTTCTCGTTTGAGAAAACAGCCGAACAGGGCGCGACCGACAGCTACATGATCTATAAGGGCTGTTACGTGAACTCGATGACCATCAACATTACTGAAGGCGGCGTGGTCAACGTGTCTTTCGAGATTATGGGTATCGCCGCAAATGCCGGCGCGACCGCAATTGTTACCGGCGCCACCTATGTTGCCGCAAACACAAACGAGGTTATGCCATCCGGCACGTATGTTGGATCGATCAGCGCGACAGGGATTGCTACAGTCCCGGCAATCAAAAATATCTCACTTACGCTCTCCAGCAATAACCGGCCACATCGCCAGATCGGATCGAATGCGCTTGCTGGTGTCGCGCTTGGTCAGTTCACATGCACTGGGCAGGTCGGATTCTATTTCACTGAGGTTGAGATCTACAACGCAGTTCGTGCGCACGACGTTGCCTCTCTGGAAATCCCGCTTGGTCTTGTCACCGGTGAGAAATATTTGCTGGAAATCCCAACGGCCTATTTCCTCGAAGGAGATCCAGTCGCGGGCGGCAATGGGCAGGATATGGCTTTCGACGTCCAAATTCAGGGCATTTATGACGCCTCAGACGCTGCAACAGTCAAACTCACACGTGCGATAGCATAATGAAGGTCACTGTAGAAATAGCCTTTACCGGTTATCCCAACGGCGAGAAAACCTATTTTGCCGTTGGCGAAAACGAAATAGCGAAGTCTTACATCGATGAGGCTGCGCTATTGCAGAAGGGACTTGTGACCCCCACGGCGCAAAAAACTTCTGCATCAAAATCGACTGCGTAACTGAACAAGTCCACGCAGTTGAAGGTGGGGGGCGAGTTTGTTCGGGGCCTGCTTCCCACCGATCACCCGAACAAGAGGAAATAAGAACTATGGAAATCTTTGGATATAAGTCTGCTGATCCTAAAATCGCAAACGAAATTGGCGTCGAGGTCGAGATCAAATCAAAATACGGATCGCTATTCGCCCGCATCAAACACACTGGTGAAGAAAATGAAGAATTCACCAAGGCCAACAACAAGGCAACGCGCCAAAAAGCTATCCGCGCAAAGCTTGGAACAACCCTGACTGAAGAACAGGACTATGCCGAAACTCTCGCAATGTGGCATGACTATATTGTTCTTTCGTGGCGCACTTCGATCAAAAGCGGTGACGGTAAGGAAATCGAACCAACGCGCGCAAACTTCATCGAATTACTCCAAGCAAAGCCACTCGTCGGCATTTTTGTGGAATTAATCGGTATCGCCTCAGACACCGAATTGTTTCAAAAGGAAGTCGAGAAGGCCGCAGTAAAAAACTCTCCGAAGTCCTGATTTGGCAACTCAAATGGGGTAACGACATAAGGTTTCACACTAATTTGTCATTGGATAAGGCCGAGTTGACCGGGCCTCTGGCAACGAAACCTGAATTAGAAAAAGGAAACGTCCTTTACTGGAGGGCGTTTCTTTCTGTAACGAAGGGCCGAACGACTTCAGAGAGATATGGTACTGAGGGCAGAACTTACATTTTTTACGACCACGTTTTGCTTTCTGAGATCGAGGCGTTTATGCGTATTGCAAACATAGAAGACGTTGACATGCGGATGAGCATAGTCAGAGTCGTACAAAGTCTTGACGATGATTTCTTAGACCATGTGAATCCTAAGGTGAAATAATGGCCCGCATTGCTGTCGATCTTGATCCTTCAGGTGCCCAAACTGGCGCCCGTACCGTTAAGCGAGAATTTGACGAGGTAAAAGCTAAAGCGAACAGCATGAGCGCGGCTGTCTCGGGTCACGGTCCGATAGCAAAAACCGCAATGGCTCAGTCCTCACTAGCTACGAAAGGCTACACAGCCGCCCTTGCGCGGGCGCGGCTGGGCATCATTGGTTTAGGGGTCGCATTGGCTGCAGGGGCCGCTGCCGGGTTCCGAGGCGCCACAGGGCTAAACGCAGCATTAGCCGAAGCATCCACACTTTTGAACGCATCAACACAAGATATGGCGTTTATGCGTTCTGAAGCTGTTGCGATGGCGCGTGAGTTTGGCGGATCATCCACAGAACAGGTCAAAGGATTTTATCAGGCAATATCTGCTGGTGCTGGCAGTGTTGCTGAAGCCAGCGAATTACTAAAAGAAGCGAACAAACTTGCGGTCGGCGGGGTCACAGATGTCACGACTGCCGTTGATATTCTGACCACAGCCACAAACGCGTATTTTATTGAAAGCCTAAGTTCTGCTGAAGCATCAGATGCGCTGTTTGTCGCGATGAAAGCCGGTAAGACAACAATCACAGAATTATCGTCAACACTTGGTCGCGCAATTCCGCTTGGTAAGGCTCTGGGCGTCACATTTGACGAAGTAGCAGCCACAGTTTCAACACTCACAACACGCGGCATCAGCACAGCCGAATCCGTGACTGGTCTAAGGGGCGTCTTTGCCGCAATTATCAAACCGACTGATCAAGCCAAAGAAGCCGCGAAGCTTCTGAGTATTGAATTCAACAAAGCAGGTATTGCCGCCGCCGGTGGCTTTATTCCATTCCTGCAACAGGTGATCGAGAAAACAGGCGGATCAGAAGCCGCCCTTGCTCAACTATTCACAGGCGTTGAAGGGCTAACACCAGTTCTCGCTCTCGCATCTGGCGGAATGGAAAAGCTTGGTCAAACAATGGAAGAAATGGCGAACAAAGCGGGTGCTGCTGATACTGCTGCCAAAAAGGTT